TCTAGCATTAATAAGTGTGTTAGATGATCCTAAGAAGTCACACAATACTTCCTGTGTAAACTTCAGCTCGCCGAGAAGTTTAAGTTGCTGCTCTGCCCATGCTTCATCTCTGCCTGGTATCTCAGTGTAGGGAATGAAGTGACTAACAAATCCATTTGTACCTTTCTCTGCCTCGTTCCAGAACTTCCAGAAATGATTGTATCCTAGAGGCGTAGATGTGAGTAGAATCTTTGTAGTTTCACCAGCAGAAATTGTAGGATAAACTGAAGCAAAGAATTCGTCTGCAACATTGTTTGGAATGATTGCCGCTTCGTCAATGTACAGCCAGTTTACAGACTTACCACGAATACCAGATGTTGTTGTTGCTGCTGTGAATACTCTACAATTATTCTCTAACTCAACATCACCTTTGTTCCAAGTCTTTACGCCTTGCTGCATCCATATAGGAAGATTCTCATACATCGTTTGATAACGAGCAAGGACTTCTCTAGCAGATGCAGTTTTGTTCGCCATGATAGCAACTGTCTTGTCTGCGTTGAAAATAGTGTAGTGAAGAATACATGCAGCAGCAGTAACAGTCTTTCCTTGCTGTCTGCCTTCCATGAGAATAACTTTACGCTCGTTGACAATAATTTCAACTTTTTTCTTTTGGCATTCGTAAAGTTTAAAAGGCTGAAGGCCTCTATCGAGTGTAATAATTTTACAAAAGTTTTCGATGAAGTAAATTGGATCATCTTTACATTTAAGATAATCTCTAATTTGTTCTTCAGTGAAATCATGTTTATGCCCAATCGATTTTAGATTAGGATTACCATGATAGGAAGTTTCTTCTGTCATGTTTTAGTCTTGCTCAATGACCTGTTCGGCATTTAAAGCTCTTAACAAGTCTTTAGTGCTTCCAACAAACATATTGTTATTAGTAACATTTGCTTGCTTAGGCTTGGCATCTTCTCCTTTCACTTTTTTTGCTTGAGCTTGTACGTCAAGCATATCTTTTGCATTATCTTGTAAAGTTTTGATGAGCTGACCCGCAACTTCATATGCTCTAGGTTGGTCGCTATTTCTAGCTATGTGAAGCATGCCTTTGATAGCTTCTTCGCTATACTCAGCAGTTCTTTTTAGAATATCTCTAGCTTCTTGAAAATCGTCCTCTAAATCTTTTTCTGCATCAGCAGGTGGCACAGGAAGATTATTCTCTTCTCGTGTTTGTTTTAGATTGCTTTCAAGTGCTTTTGTTTTATCTTTTGTATTAAATGTATTATCTAATTCTTCAAATGGATTATTCAATCTCTTCACCAAAACTTTCAAGTATTGTAGTTATATATTCATATTCATCTGCTGGTGTTAAAGTATTATCTGTTACGCCGTTAATACCTACAGTAGATGTACTCTTAACTCTAACTGCTGATAAGTCATCGTTCTCATATAACTTAGCAATAGATTCTTTAATAATGCCAGCGTTTGTAACAGGACCGTAAAAGTTTAGTCGCATTGTAAAGTTTAGCGTCCATATAATACTTTGCCTGTCTGCTAAATCGCCTTCATAGTTGTCATCATAATCAATATTATCTAGAGTTATTTTTATATCTCTTTTAATGCCAAGTACAGGTAACTCGTTTACTGTGATATTAAAATCTGGATTAAAGAAAGGCAGTATCTGTTCTACGATGCGCAATCCATCTTCTTGATTCTTAGCAAATATGTACAATGCAAGTGACATATTATAAGGAGTCGCTACAAATGAAGATCTGACTGTATTTGGATTATCTCCTTCACCGACTGCCTTGTTTCTTTGTATAGGAGAAACTTTACGAGAAGGATCATATGTTAGTTGTTGAATCTCGAATCCCATCCTAGGCAAAACGATTGCTACTTCGCCACGAGATTCTGCGTCAGGTATTAATGCGATACGAGAAAGAAACTTTTGCTTTGTTGAATACGAAAGAGGCACTCTCATTACTTGAATAAGTTCGTCTAGAGTATTTCTTCTTTCAATGCGAATATTATTGAATATCATTCCAAAAGCGACAATGGCTTTTCTAATATGTTCGTGATAAAATTGAGTATCTTTAAACATTAGCCGATCTCCCCGAACGGATTAACTTCTGAGAAATCTAGGATATCATCTGCTTCGTTTTCAGTAATAAAGTTTGTGTTGTCTGTAGCAGCAGTTGACTTAGTAACCGCATAGTCTTCTAGTATTATAGAAGTACCATCTTCTTGGAATAACAACGTGCCGTCTTCTAACAAGAATTGATACAAGAACATATCAATGTTCTGTTCAACATAAATTGCATCAATGACTTCAATGCCTGTTTGTATAATCTCAGATGAGTATTCAAACAACTCACACTGCATCTTAAACACATTAATTTTGCTTAGTTGATAGAAAGGATTTTGAAACTCAACTAACTTGATTTCAAACAAAGAACCAGTCAAAGGAAAGAATAGTAGATCTCCTTCAGAAGGTCTAGCATCCAAAAGAAACTCACCACCGCTAGTTTCTACCATCTGTTCCCATCTTCTCTTAGATAGAACAAATGTAGCTTGATCTCGAATCTCAATACCAAACTTTGTAAATAAGTCTCCTTGCCCCTCAAATCCATCTATATTGTCAAAATACATTTCAACAGGATAGGCTTGAGTAAACTGAGACAAAGTTGCCTCATCAAAGATAGAGTCTTCGTTTACAAGAGTTCTAGGTAGATAGTAAATGTCGTGACCGTATATCTTCAGGCTCTCAATAACAAGATCTTCTATAAGACGCTGTTCATTGGTTGTTCCTGCTGTCAGACCACTTTGAAAATAAAAGTTTGTAGGCATGGGTCTATCCTACATAGAACGAAGGAGGGAGTTCGTAGCGAGATTGCATCTCGTCTTCTATAGCATTAATCTCTGTAACGGCCTCTTCGAATATTTTGTCACCATTGAGTGTGACACCGCCTGGCATTTGAATACCGCCAAACTTCTTCATGTTCTCACCCCACTGCCTTTTGATAAGTGCAGTAGCGTATTTCTTCAACCACATATCGTCATACACTTCTGTGTATTGTTCTGGGTCAAGAATTGCGTATGCTTCAGCTATCACATAGTCACCTGGATTGAATGTTTTATCCCAGTCTGTGTCAATGTATAGTCTGTCTGTTTTTCTGTTCCAGCGAATTTGTCTGTCGCTTACGAGAAGTTCTTCAAGTGTTTGTAGATGAGACTGAACCATGCTGTAGTAAATCATGTCAGCGCCCATCAGATTGTACAGATCGTTTTGTCTAAACTGATACTGCAAATCAAATAGATTGCCGTCTCTAGTATTTGCAGTCGCTGCACCACCAAAGTTAAACAGTCTAACAATACCTGTAATGCCGTTGCTGATAGGAATATACTTGTTATCCATATCACCTGCAACATAAGGAATTGCATCTAGTATTGCTGTAGTGCCTGATATAGAACCAGTAATGGTTTCCCCTGCGACAAATACACCAGCAGTGTCTTCAATAGTCAGAGTCGATGCTGATCCACCTTTCACTAATGCACTTGCACCAGATGTTGAACCAGTAACTCTGTCGTTATTTGAAAAGGTAAGACCGACAGCGGTAGTTAGGTTAAGAGTAGAGCCTGTAATCTGATGTTGAACATAAGTGCGTTCGGTACCATCAAAGTGATACTCTTGCCAAAGCTGAATAGCATCATCAATACGGTCATTGACCTGATCTTCATCAACATTTATTTCGATGACAGGAAAGCCAAGCCTACGTAAACAGTAGTCTATTAGCTCTTGTCTAGTTGATAATGCCATTTAGCTTAAAGCTCCTAAGTCTTGCGTTGTAAGATTACCATTCGGAGTGTCTAAACTATCAAACGTAGAAACTAAGTCTTGACCAAAGGCATCTTGAGCAGATGATAAGTCACCTAAATCTCCTGTAGGAAATGTTACAGAAGGATCTGACTCAGCATAGTTTGCAATTTTAATAATAGTACCATTGACTGATTTAGTAAATATTGCTTTATCTGTTGTATTTATAGCGATTTCGCCTACCTCTAAATCTTCCGAGGTAGGCGCACCACTCACTTCACTTCTTTTAGGTTTTATTATTATAGCCATAATATATTACCTTAGTTCAGCAATGTACCTGCCGCATTATAGATACCGATTCTATAATAAGCACTGCTTTGACCGTCTAGTAAATCAGCATCTAGACCAGAACCTGATCCGTCAACAGTTTTGATCTTAGTAAGAACATCTGCTGCTGTATATGACGCTGAAGGAAGAGCTGCATCAGCTTTAGTACCCTGGGCTGCTGTTGCATAAGCAGTAGAAGCAGTAGTTGCAGCAGTACCTAGACCTAAAGTAGTTCTAGCAGTTGCAGCGTCTGCGTCATCTACTAAAGTCAAACCAAATGCGCTTACCGCAGAAGAGTTCAGTTTAGTACCAATGCTATTAGTAACAGTAGTTGAGAAGTTAGCGTCATCACCGAGTGCTGCTGCTAATTCATTGAGTGTATCTAATGCAGCGGGAGATGAATCGATAACTGCTGCTACTGCTGCACTTGCAGAACTGTCAGCGTATGTTTTGGTAGCAATTGTACTATCAACACTAACTGCACCTGTTGTGCTGTTGTAGTCAATACCAGTTGCTCCACTTAGCAATCCACGAACTTCAGCATCAGTTCTTTCATTAGGCGTAGTATAGCTAAACACACCAGTAGAACTATTGTATGCTAAATCGCCTGCTGCACTAAACGCTGCACGAGCATCAGAATCGCCATATGAAGACGCTGCTGCAAGAGACAAAGTTCCCGCCGAATCATCATATGTTGCAGTAATGTTTGTGTGTGTAGCAGTTGTGAACATTGTCGCAGCAGCATCTTGTACTTGTTCCGTAGAAACACTTACGTTTGAGCCGTCTGCTAAGGCAAGTTCAAAACCACCTACTGTAGATCCATCGTGTACTACTAGTGTATCTTTAGTAGTATTTACGGTAACTTCGCCTTCAGCTCCAGTAAAACTAGAGTGTTCAGCACCAGTACCCCTTCTTAGTTGTAGTATTGTTGGCATTTTTTATTCTCCTAGCTATAAGTGCCGCAGTCAATATCGGTTATGTTTCCTGCAGGAATAGCTGTTCCACTATCCAGGTTGTTTAAATCAGAACGCAACATTTCGTAACCACCTGCTTGTACGCCATCATGCAATACAATCGTGTCCTTTGTTGTGTTTACAGTAATCTCGCCTTCTGCGCCTGTAAAAGATGCATGTTCGGTCGAGGTGCCTCTTCTAAATCGTATTCTACTGGCCATTATTACAGACTCCCATAGTCGATTGCGTTGTAATCTGCGACTGGTTGAGATATTAATCCGTAATCTTGATCTGCATTGATTGATACTTTAACTACAGCAGTGCCTGCTTCAGAATCAAAATCAACAAACATGTTGCCAGTCTCTGTGTCTGCAAAAGAAAACTTAGTAACTCCCTGAGTAACATTAGTATCCGAAGCTGTGATGCCTGGATTCATATCTACTACAGTACCGTCTGCTTTCTTTACAAATATTTTTTTATCTGTTGGGTTAACTGCAATTTCGCCTACTGCCAGATCACTTGAACTCGGTATCGAGCCCTGTGTTTCCGAACGCTTCGGTTTGATTATTGTCGCCATTTACCGATTCCTCTTGTGTATTATTTCTGAGCTTTACTTTCAGCTCTTTTATTTTATTCTCGGCATAATCTAATTCTTTTAGCAACTTAACATTTTGTGCAAATAATGTATCTTTCTCAGCTTTAAGTGTATCATCAACTTTACTTACTGTACTCACTTTGCTTACTTCTAATAATTCTTTCTCAAGTTTTTTAACTTTAGCCAAAGCTCCATTCTTTTCTTCTTCAAACTGTGCTATAATTCCGTTAGCTTGTTCAAGGCCTCCTTCTAAACGTGAAATAAAATCTTCATCGTCCTTTGCCTTTCGTTGAAAGTCAAAGTTTTCATTTCGGAGTCTTTCTTCCGTGCCCTTTAATTCTTGAATTTCTTCCTTTTGTCTTTGTACTTGCTCTAGTATTTCATTTGTGTCAGAAGTTGCATTTTGCTGCTTCGACTTTAAAAGAATATTTTCTAAAGTTAGATCATTGACATTCTTAGCAAGATTAGCAATGTAAGCATTAATAAGTTTTTCGTTTTCCATTATATTTTCACCTTTACTATGTTAAGTAAAAGAGGGGAGTTTCCTCCCCTCTCTCTTTATACTATTTAGTACGAACCGCCATCAAGAGTATTAGTCCATGCAGGAGTGCCGTTGTTTGAGTACAAGATTGTACCGTCAGCACCTGCAGCAGTTGATTGCAACGCACCAGTTCCGTTACCGAAAACGATACCGTTGCTAGTGAATGTACCTGCACCAGTACCACCGTCTGCGACTGCGATTGCAGAAGAAAGACCTGAAACAGTACCACCAGATAGTGAACCAGTTACGTCACCAGTCAAATTACCAGTTACGTTACCAGTTACATTACCAATTACGTTACCAGTAAGGTCACCAGTTACATCGCCAGTTACGTTACCAGTTACATCACCAGTTACAGCGCCTTCAATGTTAGCAATCAATGTTGCAACAGAGTAGCCAGTTCCAGAAGTGTCTACTGTAGTAGTAGGAGCAGTTTCCAAGTCCTTAAACATTCTGAACTTACCATCGTTTGCGTCACGGAATAGACC